ATTTTGACCAAAAACAGTAAAAATAGACTGAAAATTTGACCTAACTTGGAACTGAGATTTCGTCATTAAGTCGGTTACGATGGGGATATTACTGTTGTAGAAAGTCATTGTTAACCGCTTGTTCCGCTATATTCAGTCCCATTAAACCAGCTTGCTAATGGCCTTCCAGGCTGACTAAATATCGTTGCTGCCCGTTGGCTGCCCATTTGACGTAATGACCTTCTTTGAGCTATCTGAATTTGTTCTTCTAAGATAGGCTGTAAAGTGGCTTCTCCTTCTGGGTCCGGAAAATCATTGTAGATTAATCTTGCTGCTCGGGCACAAATGTAAAGATACCATTCATCAAGTTCAGGAGCTTCATTACTAGCAATCAACTGAGTCGGTTGCTGACTTATTTGGAATTCCACTTGGTAGACTTGCATAGGAACAGGTCTAAACGTAATTTGCTGATTGTAAAAGATTACATCCGTAGGTCTTGAAGGCTGATAAGGAATGACGCTAGCATAAATAGGATCACCAGCAGGAATAGCCAAATTATTGAAAGGCAAGAAGCTGTAAACTCCCGTGACATAGTTCACAGTACCTACATTGTTACCTTGCGCATCCAATAAATTCCCCGTGTTGGAATTGGGAACGGGAACATCCGTTATTGAATAATTAAATCCTGTGTCATCAAAAGATGAAATAACCACGGCAGGAACAGTATCGAAGCCAAATATATCAAGCTGTGATCTTAAAAACGGTGTGGATGGGATTATTCCTGAATAGGTTGTTCCACCTGTTCCACTTCCTGAGTTAACCTGTTGATTAACGGTAAGTTTTGGCCATCTATTATAGAATGTGGTTTTATCCTGATAATAGCGTAAAATATACCCTTGGCAATAGACTGGGGGTGTAATCTGAATATTGCCAGGCGCGCCTCTATTACCAGTCGGTAACGTTGGATCATCGACTAAACCCGCTTCATAGATGAAGGGATATGTATCGACATTAGGAACGGTATTAAAAACATAAGGTTTCGTAAGCTTTAGGTTTTTAAACTCAAGAGGCATAAACAATTGTACAGAGAGATTAATGTAATAATCAACCTGTACCGTTGTCAATTGCTGCTCAGTATACCTTGCAGTCATTCTTCGTACGGTATTTTCCATCTGCTCTAAAGAGACTAATTGCGTGAATGTCATGAAATTGGGTCTCCAATTGCGCCGTTATTAAAAATAACCCCTTCAAAGCTGTCTTGATTACCATAGGGCAATGGCTGAGGAGGCAGATAAGGCCCGCTTGAATCTGCGAATACTGTAGGAGGAGTAAACGTATCTGGCAAAGGGCTTGGATAAGCGAAAGGAATAAAGTTAATGCTACTTAAATCTAACGTCATTGTATTGTTCGTGATTGCAATAACCTGAGCCGTTAACTTGTTTAATTGCTGCATCCCAAAAGCTATAGGAATATTAAATCTAACTTTAACACCAGCAGGATAGCCATGATCGTTAACAGTAGTCACAACACAAGGATTAGCATTGGTGATTGAGAAAATCACTTGCCAGATTAGGTTTTCACTAATCTGTTGCTGAGCATATCCAGGATAATATGTTACTGATGATACTGTGTTAGTCATCTTTTTTTAAAATCCTACAGGAACAAAGGCGTATTTTTTCTGACTTTTGTCAACCTGGTCAATTTGTGATTCCGGTTGATCGGGATTCATAGGCCCTTCTCTCTTGATAAAACGTGGAGTATGATAATAATCATTTATCTGGTCAGCAAAGCCTCTGGGTATAGTGTAAACCTTATTATGCTCAAATGGATACCATTTAACAGGATCTTCCGCATATTTCATATAAGGAAGCTTAACAGGCTGCCCAGGACTGCGCATATTAATGAATTTACCTGTTACAAGTACTTTGTCGAAGGATTTTTGATCTTCAAGAGCTTTCTTTTTGGCAAGCATCTCGTTAGACATAGTGACAGATTTACGGGAACTTTCTCTTTCTTCTTCAGAAATTTCACGTCTATCTTCAGCCTTTAAAATAAGTTTTTTTTGCTCAATTTCTTTCTTAGTAGTCTCAAGTTCCAATCGAGCTAGCTGCAATTCTTTATTAATATTTTCGATTTCTTCCTCTGTTGCCTTGGTATCAAAAGCAATGGGGGTTTCATCAATTGTTTCTTCTATCACTTGTAAATCTTTACTCACAACAGGCTCCATATTTTTCTCTAAATCTAGGGGTTTATTCTTTTTTTTACGAGTCATTATTACCTCAAAAGAAAGAGAGAGGGTGATCAGTCCTCTCTCTTTAATTAATTATACATATTCAACGTTTAGAGGTTGCGGGTACTCTTGGGCACTCGTAATTACTCTAAATTCCCAAACGTCGACCGTACTACCAATGATACCTCCGGTAGTCGCAGAATTCGTGCCATCGCCAGCACCAATTAGAATCCCGTTAGATGCTTGGTTTTGCCGAGCAAAACTTAAGACATCTTGGTTAGCATAAGGAAGAGGAGCAGGAACAACCCCAAATTGTTGGAAATTGTTAATGTTACCTTCACCTTGTGGAACCATAACAGGGAAACTTAAAGGATAAGCTGGTGATAATGGCCAATGGCCTGGATTTGATCCACCAACAACAGTGTTAGTAGCGAAAACACCAAAATTAGTGCTGTCTACTGCTAATGTTACTGTTTGGACACCCACTGCATTATTAGCTGCGATTACTGTAGCCTGGAAAGGCAATCCCGAAATCGAATTTGTTAGCTGAGGCATACCAAATCTTGATGGCATATCAAAGGTAACAACATCACCGACAAAATAGTTTTGCTGTACCAAAGTTGTAACAACCATTGGATTAGCATTAGTGATTTTGGCAATGACGCGATTTTCTGGATAATACAAGCTTGGGCTTGGCAAGAGATAGTTACCTACTTTTTGCATAAAACCAACGCTTGTAGTTGCGCCTGTGCTATCGAGAAGTGTTGTAAAGGTTGTGGATGAACCAACAGCCGTTACAGTCATTCTTAGTCCTCCAAATTGAGGCGCACTTGTCAAACCATAAACGCGCACATTATCACCTACTTGCAGTAAGTGAGGGGCACTTGTTGTCCATACGGTAGTTGTACCTGGGACAAAAGAGGCAATAGCTACAGCCGCATAAACAGGAGGTCTAGCAGCATTAAAAATGCTGATACCGTTTATTGCTGCATAGCCATTTTGCATAGGAGCCAAAATGCCCGCCACTGTGCCGTTTTGCACAATCTGAGCTGTTCCGGCATTCATATAATCGCACCAGAAGGCCTCTACGATACGATCAGATGTTAAAGAACCAGAAACAGAACCGACAGTTACGCCGCTGCGTGTCAAATTTTTCAATCTGAACTCAGAAACATAGTTATGCACTGGGATAAAGTAAGGTGTCGAAGTCACATTTGTAAAGCTTCCTGTAATTACTTGAGTACTCATAAATCATCTCCCTTAAATTGCGACTGCAAGAGTGCAGCGTAGGTTAATGATCCAAGAAGTATTCGTGATATTGAACACTTGCGCCATTTTCCAGCCTGCTGTTTGATATAATCTCAAACGAGGCGAGGCAATCTCTGGCGGTGCATAAATGAATTGGGCGCTATAGCCGTCCAAATCAACCATATCATAAGATTCTTGTCCAGGAATGAAGATATTATAAACATCTGCACCCAAAGCGGAAGCTCCAACAGTCACGGAACCGACTGAAGATAGCAAGAATCTCAAGTTACGTACTGAACCCCACTCGCTCTGCAACAAATTACTGTTATTCGCATAATTTGCCACGTTGATAAAGCCAACCATTTGGTCTAAGTCAGCACTCAAATTAGTGTGAGCTAGGCCAAAAAAGGCTGTGCGAACGGGAGCTGTCCCGAATTTCAATTCGCCTTCGATCATGTCCATAATGAACTGCGCGTTAGCTGTACGCAATAAACGTACGGCTTTAGACGCATCCAAAGGACTGATATTGGTCGGGTTATCGCCATTCGTGCCAGAAGTACAGTTAATCGGAGGTGCCATTTTCTGTTACTTTCGGTTCCCAAACCTACTGACCATTTTCATGGCGGGAAGTCTTGTCATTCCTTCCTCAATGGCTCTCACCATTGTTCAGACTATATCATATCGCTATAAGCGATCCTGGCGTGTAGTCGTTGGGGATTTTTGATCTAGATTTTCCTCTATAAGAATAAAGCGACAAATAAATATCATGTTCTTCTTGCGTATATTTTGAATATATTCCGCTTCTTGGTTTTGAAGCTCTCAATTCAATAAATCTAAGAACTTTATCTATTCTTTGTTTTTTAATTCCTACCATATAAGGATAAATAGCTTTAGCAAGGATTTTGAAATTTTCGTGAGTAGCAATGGAGATTTCTTTTTTTTCTTTTCTAGAAGTCCCATCCGACCCAATATAGGCTTTTCTCAATTGAGATCTATATTTTAAACCCAATTTTTTAAAGAGTTCTTCTGCCTTTTCCACTATAATGAGATCAGTATTTACCAATCCAATATTTGGAACATAAGCCGGTAGCGAAATTCCGTTTTTCTTTCTACTCTTCACTAATCCCAAACTTATCCATCCTTCGCCTTCGATAATTCCGGCGAGCCAAGCTAATTCTAGTTCAAATCTTTCCTGCTGATTGTCCATTGTTTCATCTCCTTGATTTTCACTTATTATACAGTGTTCTATACATAAGTACAAGGAACTTTAGGAGTTTCCAGCATATAGCCAGGTTTTTCCAAAAATATTAAGCAGCTAATAGCCATTCAATATTTTCTTCGGGAGCACACATTTTACCCCCTTCCATCATACTTCTTGCTAATTGATCCTCGGTTTCTCTTAAACTCTGTCCTAGTACACTAACGGCAGAATTTAATACGGGATCTTCGTTTATGAGCATAACTTGCTCTTGCAGAATGATATAAGTTCCATACCAGTCAATCCTTGCGTCAATATCCAACGCGTTCAATTGCTGAGCTGGGGGATCGACAATACCGTTGCCCAAAGGCACAGGTGCGGTTAATAGATTCTGATAACGTCTACGTCTCAGAATATCGCCTGCTTGCTGATCCATACTAATTGGATAACCCATCGTAGTATGAATCAAGTCGGGCATAGGACGAGCCAGTAATTTCATGCTTAGCTGTTGTTGTACAGCAGGAGGCAGAATACTGGTTGTTGTAGGGCCTGACATAGTCTTAACCTTTTAGTTAAGACGAAGATTACTTTCGAGCAGCGGCCATAGTATCACGCCATAGGGCCTCTTTTTGCTGACGTGTCATTTTTGAATTAGACATTTGTGCCGCAGTTGATACTGCTTCAGAGCGTACTCCTAAGCTTCCCATCTTTGGCTTTCCTTCCTTTTCATTGACACGTTTTTGCTCTTGAGACACCGGTTTTTCTTTTGCTGTTTTATCAGCAATATATCTGGCATCTTTTTTGATGAGGTTGTACACCTTTCTCAAAGGGTTGGCAGCTTTCTGGACACTCTCTAAGTTGTCTTCGTCACTTTTGATATATTTTTCAATATTTTCAGCTGTGACGATCTCTTTAAAATCGGGCATTGACGGGTCATTAAGAGCTTCTAAAGTGGCTATCTTTTGTTCTTTCTCAGCAAGTTTGCGGTCATAAGCTGATAATTGCTTGTTAACTTGGTTGAACGCTTTAACGAGTTTCTTCCCATCGGGAAATTCCTCGTTTTCTAGCTGATTAAAGTCAAATTCTTCCTCTTGAGGAACTGCCTGAGCCGGTTGCTTATACTGCGCTTGTATCTGCAATTGCTTCTCATATAATTCACGCTCTTTCTGAGCCTGCCAAAGCTGTCTTTCGAGATCTTCTTTAGCTTTTCGAAGCTCTGCAAAACTTTCTTGCGGAGACTTCTTTTCATGATTGTCAACAGCCTGGGCGACCACTTCAGGGGTTTGGGTCTGTTCTGTTTCATTCATGCTTTATTTTCCTTTGAGAATGGCGAATTCTCGGTTGCGCCGATTGAAGTAAGTAGATATACTTACAGCTCTGATATATACGAAAACGTTTATTTTATAACAAGTTGAAATTTTAATGAATAATCTACCCGATCAATTCGTTTACATGATGGCTAACGAAAAGATAGTCAATATGATTCAAACTATAGATAATACTCTTACTTTTATGGATGAATATAAAGTAACGCCTGATGATGAAGTTAGAAAAGCTCTTATTCCCATAATCAAACAATTAGAAACATGGATTAAATGAAAGAAGAAGATTATACAATTGATTATTTAATAGATGTTTTTCAAAAACACTCTACTGAATACAAGATGAAGAATCCTGAAGAACGCATTAATAAAGACTTCAATATCTGTGAAGCATTCTTGATATTTGCTAA